CAAGAAATCTATTAAAGAGTGGATAGTCTGACTCTATAAATTCGGGAGTCTGGGCAACAACTGCCTGTGAGACTTTATTGATATTTGTCATTTAACCTTTTAGGCTACCGCTACTATATTTGGTGTTTGGTCGAACACTGTAGGACTCAAACTATTTAGTGGGATTGAAGGAGGTGGTGCTGTTCCAATTGGGGAAATTGTCACTTCAGGACTTACTAAGTTAATTATTGTACCTGGTGTTGAAGCAGGTATAGTAGAACTGTTAGCAGGAATGAATTGAACTGGTAATGATAATGATGTTGGAAGTCCTGCAGGATCACTTATAGAACCCGCACCAGTTGTTGAATCAGTAATTGTTATACCAGTGGTAGGAATATTTGTACCTGTTCCAATAACAGCAATAGGACCAAAGGTAATTTCTCCTGTGTCATAGTTGACAGTCCCTGCAGAAGTATTAGTAAATACTTTTCTTGTACCTGTATTATAGAACGTTCTAAGGTTTCCATATCCATCATCCTCAAATTGTTGATCAACACCTGGTCTATCTGCTGTACGGAACTGTCCAGAGAGTAGAATTGGTTCTTTCGCTCCATCTACAGACAAGGATGTCTTACTTGGTGCGGAATTATACAAAGCAGAACCAGTAGATATTGTGTATGTGTTAGTTTGGTTGACAACAGGTACAATATATCTCAATAGAGTGACCTGTAGAGATACGTCTGTAATAGCATTATTTGACAGTGTAATCGCCTTCTCGTACGCTTGTGATCTAAATGTACTATTGAAGTTGTTTATCTGAGTTTGTTGTGCCCACTGACTGATTGCAGTCTGTACATTTGTTTTAATTGTAGATGTATCAGAACTACTACCAGTATCATATAGAACAAATACCTTAGTATAGATGTAAAGGTTCTCTGGATCAATGATTACAGGATCAATAGATGCCATTGCATACTTTCTTAGGTCTGCTGCAATGTTCTTTTTAGTTTGATCGTTCAATGTAGCACCTGTAGCAGTTTTTACCGCAACAAATACTTTTCCATATACAGGAGGGTTTAGAGAGTCTCCACCGTATGCTACTACTGCATCTGCATTAGGATATACCTTCTTAGTAAGAATAGCATAATCTCCTGCAGTCACAGCACGGTATTGTGAGGAATAGAATCTAGGAGCATTATATTTGATAGACTCAATAGTCTCAGCAGCACTTCCATTCTGTGATCTTGCCACTTTTACAAGTGTCACAGCAGCAGTGCTATAACTTTGTGCAAGAGTATCCGTCATTCTACCGACATATGAGAAACTATCTACGTCATTTGCCTCCTCACCAGAGGTGACTAGGTACTCAAACATCACAACTTCTCCGTCTTTAAGAGCTCTACCTACAGAATCATCACCAAATTTCACCTCATACCGCATATCTTCACCCTCTGATAGGAAATATACCCTAGTGGATGCGGTAAGTCCTGTGATTGTATCCACTAAATTGTACAAATCAGAGGTAGTTGATGATTCGTTTGCCTTTACTCTTACGGAAAGTGTGTTAATATCCGCGTCTTCTGATGGAACTTTGTAATTCTGTGTCGCAAAAGTGTTAACAACGTACTGAAAATTGACTATTGACCCTTCTCTTAGTACAAGATTGTTAAAAGTTGCGATACCAGTTGTGGAATTTACCTCAGCTGTTGTATCAGACATCACATTCCACACATAATTACCACCAGTTGCCACTGCACCCTTCTTTAATGTGACAGTAGAAGGGTATGATCCGCTACTTTGTATGGTCTGTACTGTCAAATTTACAGTTGCTTGACTTGCCTGTACAGATCTTGGTACATAATTTAAAAGTTTTGCTATATTAACTACATTATCACGCACTGTGGAAGAGGGTAGGAATGCCTCATTCATTGCCATGTTCGCATTAAACGAACTATAGTAAGTATTGTATGATAGAATATCAATCAGATAGTTCAATGTCGCACCATCAAACTCATAATCCGTAAACTCTTTCCTAGTTCTTAGATAAGATTTGATTGACGCTTTGATGTCATTAAAGTCTAATGCTGTTAAATTATTTGGTGTTGACATTATTCGGGTCTCTTAAGTACGAATGACACAGTTTCAACTAGAGGTTGCCCTACTATTACATATTCTATAGTGACATTGAATTGATTTGCATCATACTGTTCTACTACAGCAAGGTTTTCAATTACAATTCTAGGTTCATGTTGTCCTACAGTATTTAGGATGTCATCTCTAATAGCATCTGCTGTGAAACCATCCATAGGTTCAAACAATAATTGTCTAACTCCAGAACCTATTTGGGGTTGAAATAACTTTTCACCAGGTTGAGTCATCACAAGATTCTTTAATGACTGCTTTATTGAGTTGTCATTAGAAACTGCAGATACATCTTTTGTGAAAGGGTTCTTTGCAAAGTCTACCTTTATGTCTTTAAAGGAACGACTTAGGTTTACATCCTTTCCTGATAATGATTTTAACGCCATTTGCTAAGTGGTTTCACATCCTTTTTATTTTTTGCAGGATACTCACTTATCAGTTTTTTGCCACTTTTGACAAATTCTTCGCTTTTGTCTACTTTTACAACCATGATTTCCTTGATCCTAAAAGTATTTATGCTATTTCTTGAATATTTTTAATTGAAAGAGAATATAAGTTGTTAATATTGTCCAAAACAGGATCTCTAAGCCATAATTGTGCATACTTATTCTCCGAGTGTGTGGATAACGGGTTTTTCGTGCTTCAGAATCTCGTAAAGTCGTTTATTTTCAGCTGCTGAAACGGGAACGAACTCAGTATTATGATCAAACCCCTCTGTTCTACTAGATTGATTTATTACAACTGACCCATCATCACCAGAAATTGACCTATGATAGGTTTTTACAGGTATCATAAGGGCACCAGAGGAGCGATTTAGATGTACAATATGATATGGATACTTCCAATCGAAGTTTACCAGTTCAAATGTACGCTCCCCAGACACTACTCTATTATAATCTATCTGATGATAATGTATATAGAACTGTTTTGCACCCACCAAGTCATCAGGAGGAGAGATTGCAGCTCCAGTATGCACTACTAAGTCAGAGGCATTCGACTCCTCCACAGTAATATCGTAAAAGATTACGTCTTGCGTCTCTCGGAAGACTCTATGCTTCCTAAAAGTAACGTCGCTCATTAACGTCCTTGCCCTCGGTACGCTTTTTTCTTGTGGTTTCTCGCGGTCGCAGAGTACTTTGTGTGTGCTCCGTTTCCTTGTCTTGTCTTTTTTGGTTTGGTCTCAATTTCTTTGATACCGTTTTTGTACATTGCCATAATTGTGGTCGCTCGCGGGGTAAATTTACTATTTTCTAACGAATCTATACAAATTTTCGACTTTTTTGTCTAAAAACTCGATTTTTTCGTATAAATCGTTAATTATTTGCATAAAATTAAGGTTTTTATCACTATTTTTAGGATTATACGCTATTTTATCCAAAGTTGGGGTCTCTGATGCCCATTTTTCTATGTCTACGACTCTTTCTGCTAATACTTGGGTCACTTCGTTCAGTCCTTCTATAGCAGCAGCATAAGGATCTTCTATATCCTCTTCTAATTGTTCTACCCAGTCTGTGTTGTTGTCTTCTGTCATCTATTTAAGAAATAATGGTTGATAACTTCTATTCTTTCATGTGCTTTACTAATCTCATCGAGTTGACTCTCTATTGCTGCCATGACATCAGGATGCTCACCAATACCGACAGGTTGGTTGAGATATATCTCTACATTCTGTTGATACTTACAAATTAGTCCTTGGTAGTAAGATATCTGAGACTTAAGTATTTGATCTCGCAAATTAATAGGCATACGTTCTAATTGTTTGTTATTATCATACACTATCTATTCCTAGTTGTCAAGCAACCAATCACGAAAAGGTTGCTCTGGGTCATCTCTTTCTATTATATTCTCAAAAAACTCTTCTATCTGGTCTTCATGACTTGTCCAACTAACACCACTATTAGAACCTTTGCATGGATTAATGCAATTTGGGTTATTATGTCTGTCTAATACATTACAAATCAGACCTGCGAGGTCGTGCGGACACGCTTCGCGTCCAGTTGCCCAATATAATTGATCGTCTAACCATCTAGCATCACATACAGGACAAACTTTAATATTCATCGTGTACCTCTAATAGGAGGAAGTACTACACGATGGAACTCTTCCCAGAGCTCTTGTGGGTTTGGGTGATATAACCTTTCTTCATCAGAAACCTTTACAAGGTTATTTAGTGTTTTCTTTTTTTCACTTTTCATTCTAATATTTCAAAAGACCATTTTATACTCTTAATGTAATCAAATGTACATGAGATGTCTTTATCACAATCAAATTCATACTTACGATCACACAAATAGTTTCTTAGTTCCTGTATAGAACCAAAGGAACCTTGAGGGGTATAATTTTCATCATATAATCTATACTTCATCTTTCCAGAGGTTTGAAATGTATAGAACCATCATCTGACATCTCGTACTCAAACTCTGTAGTAGCATCCCAACCAAACTCCTCACAGATATCGTATGGTATCGTGAGTTGGAGGTCACCAAAGTCATCTTCAAGGAGAGTAGTGGTGAATCTTTTTGACATATTAAGTGTATCCATTATAGTCTATTTTTGGTAATTCTATGTTCGTAGCATTCCCATGACTTATATAGTTTTTCTACATCTTGTAAATCACCCCACGTCTCAGCATATATCTGGGCACAATCATACATCTGTGTATATAACTTTCCTTCTTTCTTTAGCAGCTCTTGGAGTGCCCATACTCTCGACTCTTGAATGCTCATAATTTTTCTGGGAATTTTTTTTATTAAGGATTGAATTGAAGTTGGAATAATATACTGCCTCTGGGGAACCTTTGTAGGTTAGGGTAGTAAAGGTTTTTA